AATGTCTTCAACACGTTTGATAAACTGCGCTGCAAGTTTCTTTCTTGTTCCATTTACAATCTTAAATTGTATCACAGAACACCGACTATGTAAAGGTGCTATGATACGATTCAGATAATTACAAGTGAGAATGAAACCACAATTAGAAGAAAACTCTTCCATGAAATTACGAAGAGCTGGCTGAGTGCTCTGAGGATTCAGATAGTCAGCTTCGTCAAGTATAACATACTTACGACCGCCAACAAACGACATAGTAGATGCATAGTTCTTAATTTCATTTCTCAAAGTATCAATGTTACCATTCATACTACCATTGATAACAATATAATCTGCACCGAGTTCTTCAAGCATTGCTCTTGCAACGGTAGTTTTACCAACACCAGGGCCACCCGCAAGAATCAAATTAGGTATGTTTTGATTGTTGACAAATTCTTGAAACGTAGCTTTCAAATCGTCAGGTAGAATCGTATCAGCAATTTTCTTTGGCCGATATTTTTCTACCCATAAAAAATCTTCACGCATACCATCTCCATAATAAAAATAACATTATATCACTTTGCAACAGATTCGTAAAGTGTTTCTAAGTCCTGCTGATCTTGTTGTACTTGCGTGAAGTTTTGCTTATGATAAACCTTAGCAAGTCTCCGAGTGTACTTCTTCTTAATCTTATAATTATCTTCTACAGTTTGAAGAATGTCTTTGATCAAGTCTCTTTCTGCTTCCATGCGAGTCAGAGAATTGGAGATTTCTTGCAATGCTTGCCGAATCTTTTTCTTGTCTTCGGGCGACGATGGAATAGTTACACTCATGCTTCGTATCTCGATCCAGGTTCCATTGCGATCCAGTATTCTAGTGTCTTAGATTCAAAGTGTGCAATGCCCTTTGATGATGCATTGACTTCATAATCTGTAGGAATCAATTTGAAATTGCCTACACCGAACACAAATCTAAAATCTGCTGTAGTCTCGCCAACTTCTAGTGAGAATGTATCCGAACCTTCGTTCTTACCATCTACTGCTGCAATGGTAATCTTTTCACGATTGCCTGTGACAGCAATGTGCGGCAAACCAAGAATGCCTGCAAGTTTTAAAACTTGCACCAGATGATCTTTCTTCAACGTGAATTTAACTTCAGCATTTGGCACCTTGATATCTTTATCAGGCGCTGCAACAATCATAGATTCATCAGTCAATCGGTAGACAAGTTTAGCATTGCCTGAATTGATGACTGCACTGCCTGCACCACCGTCTTTAGTTTTTTGAATTGTAATTTCAGGCGCTTCAAGCGAACCAACGACGGAAAGAAACCGATTCAAATCATAGATGCAAAACTCATCAGGAATTGCATCGCCGATAATTGCTTTACCGACTACCGCTTTTTGTGCTGAAATTACCCTCAACAAATTACCTTTGCGGAACATCATTCCCGTGTTGATCGTTGAAAAGTTTTTTAGGACTTCCAATGTCTTTTCGTTTAACTTCATCTTTCACTTCTCCATAATAAGTGTCGTGGATATAAAGCATCATAATAGCATAGTGGATTACTTTTAGCAAGTCTTTTTTATTGCGACCTCCTTTTTTGCCATAACGTTGTGCATACTTCATCACATTACCTAGAGTGAACCCTTCGCCATGCCCTGAGTCTATAATAAATTCTGTAGCTTGGAATTTATTTTGTGAATAGTGTTCGCTGTAAGTACCATCAATATAGGCTTCAATTTCTTTTAGAAGCCTATCCTCATTGTATTTGTAACCAATTGGTTTCATCGCTTCGGTGCATCATGCGCTGCTGTTGGTGAAGCACCCACTGCTGCAAGTGCTGCTAACGAACCGCCCCATGTATATGAACCTGTATGCTTGAGTTCAAGCCATGGCATCATCCATACTTTTGATCCAGATTTTCTTGCATACTGACAGAACATATAATCTTCAGACAAGTATCGTTTTGATACAGGATCTATAACACAATCAAAGTATGCCATAATTTCACGGCTACCATCAAACGCTTTTGTTCTTACATGATCTGGTTTATAACTTCGTTCAGGAAATGCTTCATCAAATCGTTTGAATGCTTCACGATTAACCATCATGAATCCTGTACCACCTTCTTTAACTTCAGTCAACTCATTGATGTTAATTGTATGTGCCCCATCGGCAGGATTAAAAACATAATCGCCAGTAAAATTCTCTAGCATTAAAGGATCTTTATCTGCAAAGCCTTTATCAACCGCAATCTTAACCTTTTCCCAAGATATAGATTTCTTAGGATATGGTCCGCACAATACATCCTTATCATCTTTAGCCATACTGAGCATCAGTAGGATGTCCTGTGCATTGAAGGTAATATCACTATCAATAAACATCAAGTGAGTAAATTCGCTTCGCAAAAATTCATCAGCAAGATAATTTCGGGCTCGTGTGATGAGAGACTCATTGAACATAAAAAATAACTTACATTCAATTTGATATTTGGTGCAGAGTACCATCAAGTCTGCAATTGATTTTGTATAGCCGCCATAGCATTGACCGCCGTACATTGGTGTGCCTACGAAGAGGGATTTTTTCCTGAGTTCTTCAAGATTAATTTCAAATTGTGCCATAGTATCTCCATGATATCATTGTGATATATTATATATGCGAAAAAGGTGGCTGAGTCAGCCACCGAAAAAAGTTTTACTGATTAGAAAGGTATGTCTTCATCGGCTGATGCTTCTGGTGCTGAAGACGCAACAGGCTCAGAAGGAACCAACTTGATGTAGAGATCCATGAATGCTGTTTTGGTTTCAGCATCAAAGCGGTTGATACAATACTGAATCGCATCTTCACGGCTCTCAAAAATTTGATATGCTTTCGCAATGGACACCAGACGGCGTGTAGAAATCAATTCATCAATCGCACCCTCTTCAAAGGTCTTGCGAATGATATCAGCCCACTTCACTAGAATCTCCGAGAACTCTTTATCTTGAAGACCAAGACTATCAAACACACGGGCTAAAATTTTAGTCTCAACTTTGGTATCTGGATACTCTTGCTCAACCGTGATTGGGAAACGCTCCAGGAATGCATCATCAAGAATTGTCGCAGCCATGAACCGACCAGTTTCATCGCCCTTGCCTTTTGTGTTAGCGGTTGCTATCACGTTGAATCCAGGGCCAGGCGACACGGTTTCACCAGTTTTCTTTACGAAGATCGGCTTACCCTCAAGAATGCCTTGCAAACACATAAGTTTGTTTGAGCCACGGTCAATTTCATCAAGGCAAAGGATCGCACCGGACTTCATGGCCTGGAGCACAGGCCCGTCGAACCAGCGGGTTTCACCGTCAATCAAGCGGAACCCACCAATCAAGTCATCCTCATCCGTCTCCGGCGTGATATTGACTCGCATAAATTCACGGCCGAGTTTAGCACAGGCTTGCTCAACCATCATTGTCTTACCATTGCCAGACAGTCCGGAAACGAACACCGGATAAAATTGCTTTGAAGTCACAATCTTAAGCATTTTATCGTAGAAACCGAATGGTACGTACAATGGATCAGTCTTAGGCACCGTCGGACCATCATCAATTCGGAGCACCTTGGAGATTTTGGTTGCGGCTTTCTCTTGTAGAATTGCAGGAGCAACCGGAACCACTGGAGCCGCGGCTACCGGCTCAGGCTTTCGCATGGGCATAACAGTACCCGTCATATTGATACCGTACTCAGCCAAGGGGAGCTGGTAGACACCACGGCCAATACGATACTTTTCGCCAGAGACCCACACCTGGCGCTTGATACCCTCGGAGTCCAACTGCTTCAATTGCTCCATTGTTACCGTAGTGCCAAAGCGATTAAGGATTGTAGTAAGGTAGTTAACCTTATCCGCACGACTAGTCATTTCAAAGTTCCTTATCAAAGTTCACAATACAATCATACATAAAACGAGCCAAAATGTCAACATCATGTTGCGAAAAAACGACATGATGTTGTTGCATTTTTACGACACCTTCTCAATGAATTTTCGGAGCAACACACGGTTTGTCAGGCGATTCTGATTCATCTTCAGGAATGCGCCACGCAATTTGCGAGCCGTAACATTCACACCTTGACCAATGATATCGTCCAAATCATCATCATCCACATTCAACTCATTACCACCAGGAATGATGTAGTAT